AAGCAAGAAAGTTGGAATCATCTCGATCCCACTGAGAGCATCAGAGGGGTTTTCCGAGAGCATCACGCTCTCGAGGAAACCACCGTTATTGCTAACGGTCAAACCTTTACACCCGTGAAGGTGAAAACCGGTCTACGAGACCCTGTAAACAGGGGAACACTCGTAGAGTGACGGTACTAGCTGCCTATTGCCAGAGTAACAACCTGGTTAGTAGCAAGTCCAAGGTTTGGGTACCTGAGCCCAGTCCTCCTGACTATTTTTGATTGAATAAATCAGAAGTAGGACGGAGACCCACTAATTATAACTACACTATGAAAAGAAAAACGAAATTTAAATTAAATTCCGCTTTCTCTCCAATAGTGGAGCATAGTTATATGGTCTCACTCAAAAATTCGAAAGAATTTTTGGCGGTGTTTAGACGATACGGGAGATTATTCTCTCGTTTCATCTTCACATCCCGTCAGGTATCGAGCCGACTCCAGCTTCTCACTAAATTGGGAAACATGTTAATACGATTGAATCGTATACATGGATCCGAATTTGTTGTGAAATATCTGAAAGCCTGCAACGTCTCTCTACAGAGATATTTAGGGGGTAAACCCTTAAAATCAATGAGAGAGATTGAACCTTGTTTGCCCTTACCGGGGCTGACAAAAGCGGGTCTTCCCAAGTTTATTCCGTTGAGAGATCAACGGGAACTTGGTAAACTGACGGTGTCAGTAGTTCGCTGGTATTTAACTATCTTCTCGGTATACAGGATTATATCCTGTCCACCAAAGTTGAAGTTAGAATCCATTACGAACCCTTTCACCGGTAGTCCGGAATCCCTTGACCAGGTGAGTACCTGACTGACGAGAAATTCTCGTCGGTTGGTTACCCTTTTGGTCAAAGTTCCGAAACTACGAGCTAGTCTTGGTTTGGAGCGCATTCAAAAAGCTTCTCCCACCTACAATCCATCCTGAAAAGGATGTCTTGTGGATGTTGTGAAGTGAATGAAACGCTCCGAATTCTTTGATTACGCAGTTTATTCAGGGTCATTCAGTCTTTATTACGACATGTCCATTGTTTGAAAATTCATGGAAAGTCGAAGAAAGGCTGATCCGGAACTTGTTCCGGCCCCCGGGGTGATTACTAACCCCGAGTGATGACATCCGACGCTGCCTGGTGTTTTCAATGATAAGGGTAACCTTACCAAAGATTCGATCAATCTCGGCCAACTCTCCTTTAAGGAAGAGGCGGCAGGGAAAGTTCGAGTGTTTGCCATGGTGGACGTATGGACACAATCCATATTAAAGCCGTTGCATGACGCGCTCTTTAGAGTGTTTAGATTCATTCCAAATGATTCTACTCACAACCAAGATGCGGGTTTTAAACGAGCTCAACTCAAAGCAATAGAGCACTCTTGTGCTTATTGTTATGATTTAAGTTCGGCGACGGACCGTCTCCCAATCCAATTGCAGGCTGCAGTATTAGATTCTATATGGGGCATTAATCCCATAGAGACTCCTAATGTTGCTACCTCATTTGGTCAGGCATGGGTAAACCTTTTAACAAAAAGAGAGTATGTGATTCCCGTTTCTAAACGAATGGGTATTCATATCCCGTCTTCAGTTAAGTACTCCGTGGGGCAACCTATGGGGGCATTGTCTTCATGAGCCATGCTAAACCTAACGCATCATCTGATCGTCCAGTACTGTGCCGAACGTATATACGGTCGACAAAAGTCC